GACACATACGCAAGGCGCGTAGGATTACCAGTAAGTAGTTATACAAGCGATAAGCAACCATGACATTCGTAAAAGGTGACCCCCGTATCAACCGCAAAGGCAGGCCGAAGTCATTCGACCAGCTTCGCACGCTTGCCCAGAAAATCGCACACCAGGCGCTGACCGCTAAAGACGGCTCGGTCGTGAGTGTCACAGAGGCGATACTGCAAAAGCTGGCGCAGGATGATCCTAAGTTATTCTTGGAAATCGCTTACGGGAAGGTGCCGAGTGAATTGAAGGTAAGCGGTCCTAAAAAGATAATCGTAAAAATAAATGGCAACACTGACGAGTGATACCACCGAAATCATCATCAGGCCGGAAGTTATAAACCCGGCTTATTTGCCATACATCCAGGACGAAACACAGACACAAATACTATACGGCGGCTCGGCTTCGGGGAAGTCATATTTTCTCGCAGAGCGGGCGGTGATGGATGTTTTAGGCGGCGAGCGTAACTATCTTATTTGTCGCAAGGTTGGGAAGTACGTTACCAAGTCGGTTTGGGCAGAGATAGAGAACATCATCAAGGATTGGGGATTGGAAGAGCTTTTCATCTTCAACAAATCCGAGCGCGTGATAACCTGCGTCAACAAAAAGCAGTTTATCTTTACTGGATTGGATGAGCCCCAAAAGCTGAAATCCATCCGGGCGGCTGATGGTGCTATCACAGATATTTGGATTGAAGAAGCAACCGAGGCTGATAAGTCGGACATAAAAGAACTTGAGAAACGGCAAAGGGGCGGCGACAATAAGACACCAAAGCGGCTCATTCTGTCATTCAATCCGATCATGCAAAACCATTGGCTGTATAAAGAATACTTTGAGCAAATAGGCTGGACGGATGACCAGATCAGCTATAGAGCCCATGGCCTGAGCATACTCAAAACAACCTACAAAGATAATCGGTTCCTGACTGACCAGGACCGGGCGCGGCTGGAGAACGAAACCGACCCATACTATCACGCAGTTTACACACTCGGCAATTGGGGCGTGTTGGGGAATGTCATCTTTACGAATTGGGAGATGCGCGATTTATCAGGGATGCGCGACCAGTTTACCGAGCGGCGAGCGGGGCTTGACTTTGGCTTTGCTGATGATCCGGCGGCACTGGTGTCAACACATTACGACCGTATGCGCAAGGAAATATACGTTTATAATGAGTTATACGAAACCGACCTCACCAATGATATTTTAGCGAGCCGGGTAACATCCATCATAGGCAATGATTATGTGATATGTGACAGTGCCGAGCCGAAAAGTATAGCCGAATTGCGCAAGTACGATGTTTCAGCGCGTGCGGCTAAAAAAGGAAAAGATAGCGTAACCTTTGGTATCGACTGGCTGAAACAGCATCGTATTATTATTGACGTGACTTGTCTCAATATGCGCAATGAGTTACAAACCTACAAATGGAAAGAAGACGCAGGCGGGCACGCGCTCAAAATACCGGTTGATAGAAATAACCACTTGATTGACGCGCTGCGTTATGCGTATGAAGATGACCAGAATGATGTTTCAGCAAATAGCTCATGGACCGCCGAACTCGGCACGGTAGAAGATTTCAAAAGCCCATGGGCTTAGGAGATAAATATGACACGACGAAAGCACGGAAATCAGCCGGCCCACTTAGCGGCTCCGGTAAAAATTATGATGACGGAAGCGGGCAGCAGTGGATTGAAAGAGTTTTCCGGTTTTATCACGGAAGCGTATAACTCCGCGCTTTACTGGCCGCAGGTGCAACCAACCTATTCGCGCTTGCGGCGCTCCATGCCTGAGATCGTAATCATTCGGCAGGCGTTTAGCAGTTGGGCGCGAAATGTTACCATTCGCGTTGACTTGCCCGAGAACCCAACCGATGATGATAAACGTTATCAGGAGTTTATCGAAAGTGTGTTTACTGAGATCGAAGGCGGTTTCGGCGCGTTCATCGACACGCTTATAAACAACGTCCCGTTTTACGGTTGGGGATGGTTTAGCGTTGTGCCTGGCCGCCGTGATCCTGATTGGTCGTCGCCTGATGATGATTGGCAATCCGAGAGCGCAGACGGATTGATTGGTTTGCGCCGTCTGGCATGGCGTGACACGTCATCATTTTACAAATGGGAGATGACACCTAAAAAGCGGCTAGTTGGAATGTGGCAGCTAGACTTTCCCAACCAGGCGGTATTGTTGCCGCTCGAAGAAAGTTTACATATGACATTCGGCGACCCAAACAACCCGGAAGGCTTATCTCCGCTCGAGGCCGTCTACCGTTTGGAGCGCATCAAATACGGATTGGAAGTTATACAGGGAATTGGCTACGAACACGCCGCCGGATTTGTCAACGTGCAAAAGACCAGCGAAGGGAATTTATCATCTGACGACTTGCGCACAATCGCGAGCGCAGCTAAAGCGATATTGACGGCGCAGCAGGGAAATTATGCCGTCTGGCCGAATGGTATCGAAGGCGAAGTCAAAGACATCGGCTTTCAGGCGGCAGGTAACATCCTGGCCGCAATACAATATTACGGAGTGTTGGCGCTTTCGTGCTACACAATGCAATGGATAGCACTCTCAGCCACGACCGGGAGCGGCTCGTATGCCGCTATGACTGACAGCTCTTCGATGGGCGTGTTTACGTTCAACTCGATGCTGGACGGTTTCGCGTCCCAGCTTGACGCCCAGGTCGGCAAGCGGCTTTACGAATGGAATAAAGCATCCTTCCCTAAGATGACAAAACGCCCGACCCTGGCATTTACGCACATCGACAAAGATATGGCGCTCGGCGAGCTGGCCGACTTCCTGACCAGGATGCGCGATATTCTCCAGCTTGGCCCGGATGACATAAAAGCGATCCGCGACCGCGTGCCGTTTCTTCCGAAAGAAGCGAGTGTCGACCAGGCCGAGCAGACCCCAGAACAGACGGCGCAGGAAACCGCGAACGCGTTCAATGCCGCGATGGGTATTTACCGGGCGAGCCGCAAAACAGCAGAATTGAGCAAAGAATGAACGAAAAAGAAGCGGCGCTAATTTTAGAGTTTAGCTTGGGCGATCTGATGGCGATCATTGACCAGTATCGCAATACCATCTATTCGGCAATACTAGGATACCTGACCAGCAGCAAAACCGTACGCGCTGACCGCAACACGGCGCGGCGAGCTGTGCAGGAAGCTTACTACCCGGCAGCCGAGCAGGGATTGAAAGACGGCGGCGGAGAGCCGCCATTGCAAGGCGAAGATTTGGAATGGCTGAACGCACGCACGGACCAGGAGCGCGCAAACATTGACAACCTTTTTGTATCGCTGAAACAGCTTCGCGCCGATCCTGAGTTTACGAAAGATGAAGCCTTTGCAATCGCGAGCCAAAAGGCAGACAACTATAGCGTGACCCTTCAATCAATTTACAACGAAGCCAAGACACGCGGCGGTAAAAATATCATGCTGACTTTTGGCGGGACTGATGGGCATACGGAAGGCTTTCCTTGCCCAACATGCAAACGAGTAAAGGGACAGCGGCACCGGGCAAAGTGGTGGGTGACACGCAACCTTATACCTTACCCTGGCAACGATACGTTCGAGTGTGGATGCTGGCAATGTCAGCATTTCCTATTCGACGATAACGGAAAGGTTTTCACGGTTCCGCTCATAATGAACCAATAGCGCATATTGATATTGTGAACAATAGTGCTATAATCTTAGATGATAACGATTATCATGGAGAAAAACATGCCGAACAAATTTTACTTTGTTGATTTATCACAATCCACCGCGAAGCCATTTGACGGCATGAAAGCCGGTAAATTTACAGCGATGGATGGCCGCCCGGTTGAGTTTGCCGATGCTGACATGGGCGCGTTTTTGGCTGGCACTCAGGCTGCTATTGACGCAACCAAAGCCGAGAGCGGCGATGTTGTAGGCTTACCGATTGACATGCGAAACCACGACCACGGCGATGCGGCAGGCTGGATTGTTGGAGCCGAGCTGATGGGTGATGTAATCAGGCTGTCCGCAAAATGGACACAGGCCGGATTGGATTTGATCGGCGCAGGCTTGCAACGGTTCTTTTCCCCATCGGTTGACATGGCGAACAAGGCGATCATCGGCGGTAGTCTAACCAATTGGCCCGCCACGCGAGCGGGTGGTAAAACCTTGCTCCGCCCGATTGAATTGTCCCAGGGCGTTTACTCGTTTGCGCTGACCGATGACGAGATGGGCGCTGTTATGGATGCGTTCTTTGCTCTGTATCCTGGAGGCGAAGGCGAACCGCAATACGCCCCGATTGACGCGAAAGAAGATTATCTGGTCGTGACCGATGGCACCGACCTACTCAAAGTAACCTACACCCTAACTGATGGCGCTTACGAATTTGCGCCGGTTGAGAGTTGGGTGAAGGTCCAGGTTGAGTATGAAGAAATTGAAGCCGAAGGCGAACCCGCCCCGGAAGACGCACCAGCTCCCGTGGAAGTCGCCCCTGATGAAATGAGTATCCCGGCTGAAAGTGTAGCCGAGCTAACTGAAGCACAGATCGCCGCGCTTGTTGACGAGCGGGTAAACGTACGTTTAGCAGAGTTGGCGCGCATAGCCGACCGCGAGCGTGACACCCGAGACTTTTCCGAGCGCGTGTGCAATGGGACGAAGGATAGCCCGATTGGGTTATCGGTTCCTCCCGCTGATTTGTGTGCAATTCTGCTTTCACTCCCCGAAGATGGTGCGGAAAAGGTGAAGAGCCTTCTTTCGCACGTCGTCAAGATTGGCGTGGTAAATTTTGCGGAACGTGGACACGGGCAGATTATCGAAAATAAGCCCGCTCTCGACGCGCAAAGCGCCCGCCATCTCGCCGCGTGGGTGAAATCAGGCAAGACCGTGGCGTCATTTTTTGACGTCAATCCCGAAGTCGGCAAAGCGTCCGACTATAACCTAACCGAATACCAAAAAGGATAAAATCTCATGGCAGATTTAACCAAGAACGCCCCCCTGCGCATCATGGGCGAAGGCTACACTGAAGTATGGGTGCTGGACAACAGCGCCGCGCAGACTGTCTACAAAGGGCAGCCGATGATTATCGACCAGTCCGAAGACACCGTTTATCTTCGCGGGTTTGTTGACGCGACCGTTGTCGTCGCTACTGACATCTTTGTCGGCATCGCCGCTGAAGGTCCAATCGCCGTTGCAACCACTGACACCGAAGTAAACAACGTTGTCAAGGTGTGGGTTGAACCGACCATCGTTGGCTTCAAGTCGGCAGTGTTTACCAATGCCGATGTTGGTGACACCGTGTACATGTCGGATAGCGCCACTCTCTCCGCGACCGCGGCCGATAACCCCCAGATCGGCAAATTGACCCAGGTTCTCGACGGCTATGCTTGGGTACGTCTCTCCAGCCCGACCATTTGCGCCGGTGCATAAGGATCATAAACAATGACTATCTCTGGCGAAGTACCTACCCACTTAGTTGTGGCAGCTCGTACCGGCTTTCTGGCTTCTCTGCCCGAAAGCCCCGTGAACGCATCATCCCCATTCGTGCGAGTTTTGCCGATGGGTGCCAAGACCGTCGACCTTGTTGACATCGGCGCGGCTCCCATGCCGACCGAAAACAAGGGTCGAACCCAGGTCAAGGATTTTGTTGAAAAGAAGCTGCTCGTGAAGCCCAAAGATTGGGACATCACCGTTAGCCTGTCTCATAATGCCATGCAGGACGACCAGACCGGCACGCTTGAAACCAAAGTCAAGTCGGCTGGCGAGAACTTCCCCAAACACATGGACAACCTGGCTTTCGACGCTCTCAAGAACGGCAACGCTACCACCGCTTATGGCGCTTGCTATGATGGGCTCTCGTTTTTCAACGATGCGCACATTGACGCGGGCGGCGAATACCAGACCGGGCAAGACAATAACCTGGCGCTGGCTTTCTCTCTCGCCAACTTCAAAACCGCCCGCGCCGCTGGCCGTGCGTTCCTTGATGATCGTGGCGAGCCGCTGGATATTGTTCACAATACCATTGTGGCCCATCCCGATTACGAGTATGACATTGAGCAGCTGATCCGTAACCAGGAGAACTACTCGACCGCTGACCGCGCTTTCAACCCGTACGCTGGCAAGATGAGCGCGATCTACTCGGCCAAGATTACGAGCGGGCAGTGGTTCCTGTTGAATACTTCGCAGACCGCCAAGCCGCTTATCCTAGCGATGCGTGAAGCCCCAAACCTTCAGAGCGCTTGGTTTGATCCCAATGGACCAGACGGCGGGATGTATTACTTCAAGTTTTACGCCCGCTACAACATCTTCTATGGTGACTGGCGCTTGGGCGTCAAGGGTAACTAACACAATAATGGGCAGGTGTCACAGCCTGCCCATTTTATGAGGTAAAACATGGCACAAACTGATTTATCAGGCCCTCTCGTTGTA